AATTTATTGATAAGATCAACCGAAATACTTCAGCAGGTTTTCCCTGGTTGAAGTCTAAAAAGTATGTTATGAAAGCAATTGATCCTTATGAAGAGATGTTACACCCCATAGATGTGGATGATACTGTCAAAGAGAGAGTAGAAAATTGCCAAAAAGCTTATGATGCAAATAAGCGATATTGTCCCATCTTTACTGCTCATTTAAAAGATGAGCCCACAAAATTCGAAAAAATAGAAAAAGGAAAAACAAGAGTGTTTGCTGGAGCACCCCTCGATATGACCATCATGGTCAGAAAATACCTACTGACATTTGTGCGATTATATCAAACAAGAAAATCAGTTTTTGAAGGTGCTCCCGGCATAAACCACGCTTCACCAGCATGGCAACAAATGTATGATTATATCATTCAATATGGAATTGATAGAATTATTGCAGGTGATTTCAAAGCATTTGATAAGCGAATGCTTGCTTATTTCATTATTTGTGGATTTAAAGTTATTCACAGAGTATGTAAAGCAAGTGGTAACTTCACTGGTGCTGATTTACAATCTATAATAGGCATTGCCTATGATACTGCATTCAATTTTCAAAATTTCAATGGTGATTTAATTGAATTCTTTGGAACCAATCCTAGTGGCCATCCTCTTACAGTGATTATTAATGGTTTAGTCAATTCATTGTATATGCGTTATGCATTTACTATGGCTAATCCAGAGAAACATTGTGAAAATTTCAAAGATAATGTATCTTTGATAACCTACGGAGATGACAACTGTATGGGTGTAAGTTCCAAGTGTGATTTCTTTAATCATACTACTATTCAACGAGAGTTGGGTAAAATTGGTGTGACGTACACCATGGCAGATAAAACCTCCGAAAGTGTTCCATTTGTCAATATCAGTGATGTGTCTTTTCTTAAAAGGACATGGAGATATGATGAAGATGTTGGAATGCATGTTTCACCTTTGGAGGAAGAATCTATTGCCAAAAGTTTACTTGTAAACGTACGATCAAAAAGCGTGACACCTGAAGTACAAATGGTTTCAGCTATGAATAGTGCACATCATGAGTATTTTATGTATGGACGTAAAAGATTCGAAGAAATGAGTAAAATCTTTCAAGAAGCTATAAGCCTTTATGATTTACATATGTATGTGAACGATAGCATGTTCCCAACATACGAAGCTCTCCTTAAGACTTACTTGTCCCGAGGAGACTACTTCGATGCACCTAAATAGGTGTGCGCTAGGATTGTCTAATACCCTAATAATTATTAGATGGTTGTATACTCTACCTATAGAGCTAGATGTTTTGTGACGTATAGGACTGTGTGGCAAGTTCTCAACCATAATGCCTCACGTTAGTGTAGTTACTGGCACTGTGCACTCATGGCACAATTGAAATACGCGCAGTGCAGCGTGGATATTGACGTTAGTTCGCCAGGGCGTTCCCCAAAGTCTCTATTTAGAGAAGATTGTGGCTGACTATCAGAAATTGTGTAAAATCTCCCCTACATTGAGCTGTGTTTGGGAGTTATGCGTATAGCTCGGAAATTCATGTAAAAACAACCAGATAGATCTGGTATTGTCTCCGCATTCATCGGAGTCCGTTCAGCAGTGGATTACTGCTGGTACTGGTGAGGGCGCTCGTGCCTCACCAGAGTCGTTAAATTTGCGAGTTACAAATCGAAAGATTTCAATCATCCCTAAGTTTACTTTACAGTCTGAGACTTTAAAAGAACCAGAGGGGGATGAACAAAAACAGGAAAATGTTACCTTTGTGGATGAAAATCCTGGAGATGTTGTTGAAGCTCCATCACCATATAGTACGGGTAACATTGGACAATATAAAGCTGGTGCTGAATTAGCTGACTTTTTGTCCAGACCTGTGTTGATACAAACCTATACATGGACCGAAGGTGGTGTTTCGTTGGATCAAACGTTTAACCCATGGCATGATTATTTTGATAATGCCGCTATTAAGTATAAATTAAATAATTTCACTTATTTGCGTGCTAATTTAAAATTAAAAGTTTTAATCAATGCTTCACCTTTCTATTATGGGTTTGCTGGTATGTTTTACCAACCTATATCTACTTGGGACCCATGTCCTGTTACAGAGACTGCTACATATGATGGTTGGTTTGTACCATTATCTCAGCGGCCTCATATTTGGCTTTATCCTCAATGTAATCAAGGTGGTGAGTTAACCTTACCATTTTTCTACTATAAAGATTGGTTGGATATCACTTCGTCTAGTGATTTAACTAATATGGGTAGTATAATCCTCCACCAAATTATAGCTTTAACCAATGCAAATTCTGTTTCATCAGGTGATGTTACAATACAAATTTATGCTTGGGCTGAAGATGTAGAGGTGTGTGGACCTACTATTAAATTAGCCGTTCAATCTGAAAAGTTGAAGGAAGCCCCAATAAACAAGACTAAGACGGTGATTAAATCATCCCAAAGTCAAAAACAAACCTCGGGAGAAGAAGACGAATATGATGACAAACCTGTTTCACATGTAGCTTCAACTATAGCTGCTGCTTCGGGTCTTTTAGCCAATTTTCCTGGTATTGGACCTTATGCAAGAGCTACTTCTATAGCTGCTAGTGCTGTTGCTGGTGTTGCATCTATTTTTGGGTATTCAGACCCACCAGAGATTGACAACGTTAAGGCCTTCAAGAATTTGCCTTTTCATTCTCTAGCAGCAACTGCTATCTCCCAACCCGTGGATAAATTGACTATTGATGCCAAAAATGAATTGACTATTGACCCACGAATTGCAAACATGTCTGGTGATGATGAACTTCTTATCACTAGTTTGTGTGGTCGAGAATCCTTAGTTTATTGGACTTCATGGGATGCTACAGATGCTGCCGAAACCTCACTTGTGCAATCTACCGTACACCCAATGCAAGGGCGTATTGATGGAACCGGACCATATATTTATCAATTCACACCAATGTGTATGGTTGGTAAATTATTTAAATATTGGAGAGGTGATATTGTTTATAGATTTCGATTTATTTGCACTAAATATCACAGAGGAAGAGTACGAGTCACTTGGGATCCAAATGGGGACATATTTAGTTCTTCTGATTCTAATACGACTAATTTCAATCGTATTATAGATATTTCTGAAGAAACTGATGTTTCCATTCGTATACCTTACATGCAAGATACATCTTTCAAGCAAACTTCAACATTTAATGCGGAGTCAACAGGGGCTAGTGTTGCGTCACGACAAGCTGCTTATGATAATGGATCATTAAGTATGCGTGTCTTAACACAACAAAGTTCTCCTGTAGCAAATGCACCAGTGTATGTTATTGTTTCAATGTATGCTGCAGAAAATATAGAATTTGCTGCTCCAGTAGATGTAAACGATGTTTATAGTTTTTACACTCTACAATCTGAGAAGTTGCCATCACCATGTTATGCTGATGGAGCGGAGGCTGTTCCTATTTTCCCTAAACCACCAGAGATCCTTCCAGATCTTAATGGTATTTATATGGGAGAAAAGATAATGTCTCTGAGAACTTTGATGCGCCGTGCTAACTTGTCACGGTTATTCTATGGTTCTCCAAATACAACTGATCGATACAGAGTGACTAGAACTCGTTTTAGTCGTTTACCTCTCTATTATGGTTATGACCCTAATGGTATCCATGAGGCAGAAGGGACTATAACACCAGCGTCCGATTTTTCTTTCAACTATGTGCAAACAACGCACATTAATTGGATTGGATCGTGTTTTATTGGTACCCGTGGATCGGTACAATGGCATATAAACAGTGCTGGTCCATCGAATATCTCTCACCTTGAAGTTTATCGTGATGCTGGTGGACTTACTGTGGGAGGATACAGAACAGGTTTTTCTGTAAGCTCTTCTGATACTCATGACGAGGCTATGTATGATTTATGTGTGAACAATAGTGCACAGGGTGCAGGTGTTTCAGTATTGAATCAAAATACACAGACTGGTTTGAGTATAGAAGCTCCTTTCTACTCAAGATTCAAATTTGATTCTTGTGCAGCAGCAACTCGAACTTTGGGTGAAAGTGACGTTGAGACCACAGGTGATTCCCTTGAGTTACGTGTTTATACAGCGCCATCTGCTGATACAAGTTTGCAAGATCCATTGCATAACTTGGTACATTTCTATGTGTCAGCTGGTACTGATTTTACATTCTTATACTTTTTGAATGTACCATCAATGTTCTTTCTAAATCCTATGCCTCCGGGCAAGGATACCTAGATTGCCATCTATGGTTTTGTAATATATTAAGGTATATGAAGTTAATTTTCTTCTTTGGCTTAATTATTTACATATAATTGAAGTTTAGATTATTTCAAACCCATAGATTATCTCAAAAATAATCAACAGTTTTTATGTTAGTTTAACTGTAAAATAAACAGCCCTCAATTTATTGGGGAAAAAAGGATTGTACGATGGTCCTTTCTCCTAGGAGTTTTAATGCGCATGACTATTGTCATTGCTTTTCAAGTTTCAGATCCTAATGGACTGCTATAG